CGTTAACCCCTTCACCTTGAATCGAAACCCGCCCTGAGCGGGTTTTTTTTCGCCTGCAAAAAGCCGCCAAGCCCTTTGTTTACAGATGTTTCATGCGTTGGTGCATTCTCTATGCATAAATAAATGCATTTATGCATTGACTGTATATGCATACGTGCATATTCTTTGTCTCAAGCCGCTCAACAAAGTGGCTCGAAACCAGGCTCTTTAGTTTCACCAAAAGGCAGCGATGAACCGGCCTCAACGGTTCAGAGGGTTGGCAACTGACCCGGGTGTGCAGCGTAAAGCACCAGAAGCAGTTATCCGGCGGGCAGGGACCGCGGTCGGAAGAACAATTTGAACAGACCCGTACCGCGCCAGTAGCGCCGAAAGGTCGACGCGAAGGACCGCATTACTGAAAAGCCTGGCGCGAGCCGGGCTTTTTGGAATGCCTACCTGATATAGGCAGATCGCAACGTGCCGGATGCCGGCATTTATAAGGAAATTGAGATGAAGAAATACGTACGCATCGTCGATGGCAAGGTCGACAACATCTTTGAAACCAACAATCCGATTACCGAGGAGTTTCCAACCGATCAAGTGTGGGTTGATGTAACTGCATTGCCCAAGATCGACTATTCGTGGAACGCGGTTAACAACAACGGCGTCTGGACATTCAGCGACAGCGATCCGTGGGGCCAGCCATCCTGGCTTTCCCAGCAACTGCGAAGCGAAAGGGGTCCCCGAATCGATAAGGCCAACGCCACGTTGGCTTCTACCGCGCTGCAGTACAAGGTTGAACTGGGTCTTGCCACTGCGGCGGATGAAGCCGGTTTGCTGGCCTACAAGCAGTTCTTCATTGATATGAGCAACGTGAACAAACAACCGGGTTACCCGATGACTGTCACTTGGCCAGAACTTCCTTAAATACAGCGTCCAGCACTTGCCAGACACCCCGCAAAGCCAAGCGCATTACTGAAAGGCCCGGCCAATGCCGGGCTTTTCACAGTCCCTGCCTTAAGACACGTGGTTGAGCCCAACACACCGATCACTCATCAATCACCCCAGGAGGCGTGACATGACAAACGAGCACCAAGCGTTGCTGGACATGCCGATCTGGCTCGTCATCGTCCTCGCCCTGGTGGGCGGGGTGTCCGGCGAAATGTGGCGAGCCGACAAGGATGGCGCCCGAGGCTGGTCATTGCTGCGGCGGCTGGCCTTGCGCTCTGGCGCCTGCATCGTGTGCGGCGTTTCGGCCGTCATGCTGCTGTACGCCGCCGGGATGTCGATCTGGGCGGCGGGCGCCTTCGGTTGCCTGACGGCGATGGCGGGGGCGGATGTGGCCATCGGGCTCTACGAGCGATGGGCGGCGAAGCGGATCGGGGTTTGTGACGTGCCACCTCGTGATTCTCGTTCCGACCAACAGTGAACCCTTCGACGTCCTAACAGGAAGTTTTTATGCCCCTTGTTATTGAAAAGCCTTCGCAGCTTTACGCCGCGATTGTCGCAGCCCTGCGCGACTCAACATTGAGAATCAACATCGGGAGCCGTGAAGATTCGATCGATGTAAGCGATCAACCCTGGGTGTCGATCGCCATCGATCGCGACGCCACGGATAGTCGTGCCAGTGATGGGCGCATCGCCCATGTGCTGACGGTTTCGTTGCAAGCTGTGGTGGACGCGACAGCCGTGAACCCGAGTCTCGCAGCCTGTGACCTGACCAGTGCGCTCAAGGATTTGGTCACGGATAACCGGTGGGGGCTGCCCATCGATCAATGCGATCTGCCGACAAACCTGGACGCTCTGCCTTCGCTATCTGCCAGTGGCATGCGGGAGCACAACGCGTGGACCCTGACGTTCACTCAAACGCTGTACTTCGGCGCTCCTGTGCTGGACGACCCGTTGGGCACACCAAAGTTCGCCCGCACCTGGGAAGTCTCGAGCATCGACGACCCGGACCAATACACGGAACTGGAGGACTGACTCATGTTCGATGCGCTTTTACGCTCGCAATTGGGGCCGATCATCGAACGCCTGGCCGAGATGGAAGCCGAGCTCGAAGACTTGTACCGACGCACCGACAGCCTGTGTCGCATTGGCGTCTGCCAGGAAGTCGATGCGGCCAGCAACACGTGCCGGGTTCGTCACGGTGAGCTGCTGACACCGGCCATCCGCTTTTTCAATCCCAGCGCCGGGGCGCAAAGCGAGTCGCGGATCCCTTCGGTGGGCGAGCAATGCCTGTTGCTCAACCATGCGGCGGGTGAGGGCAGCGCTCAATCCGTTGCGTTGTTCGGGCTCACCAGCAATCAGTTTCCTCCCGCCTCGACTCAAGCGTCGCTGACGCGTCGCGTTTACGGGGACGGTACGGAAAGTGGTTACGACGATGCCAGTCATGCCTTGCACTGGAAAAACGGCCCGGCGGCGTTCAACGGCGATCGCCAGGCGCTCGAGTTGAATATCGGCCCGGCGCGGCTGGCCATGAGCCCCCAGGCCATTGAGCTGCAAATGGGCGCGGTCGGCATGCGACTCGACGCATCCGGTGTGCACCTGAGCGGTCCGGTGGTGGATCACCAAGGCCGCGTGATCAGCACTGCATAAGGGTATTTCCAATGATTGGAATCGATAGAAACACCGGGGCAACGGTCGATGACTGGCCGCAGTTCGTGCAGCGCGCCACCCGGGCGCTGACCACCCCTTTGGGCACACGGCAGAAACGTCCGCTTTACGGCTCTGCCATCCCGGACCTGTTGGGCCAGAACCTCGGCGACGATTTGCTGATCCTCGCCCAAAGCCATGCCGCACAGGCGTTCTACAACAGCCAGAACGGCATCGACGATTTCCAGCCGCAGGTCATTGTTGCCAGCAGGCAAGGTGCCGGCTTGCTCCTGCGCTTCGCCGGCACCTGGCAAAACCGCAATCAGACGTTCGAGGTGGTGACATGAGCATGTTGATACCGGGTCAGAACCAGTTGGCCGAGCCGGCCATTGTCACGGTCGAGGCGTTCGAGGATCTGTTGGCTGAGTTCAAGACGTTCGTCGTCGAGTACGTGGGCGCTCGTGCTCCCGCCACTGCGACAAAGCTCAAGGTCAGCCTTGAAAACGAAAGCGAGCTGCTGACCCTGGCCCTCGAGGCTTTTTGTGTGCGACTGCAATTGCACGAGCGTAAATACAACGCTCGCATCAAGCAGATGCTGGCCTGGTGGGCGACTGGCAGCAACCTCGATGCGCGCCTGGCGGACATGGGGCTGGAACGCCAGTTGCTCGACCCTGGCGACCCCGCCGCTTTCCCGCCCGTCCCGCCGGTGTATGAAAGCGACGACGATGCGCGATTGCGTTACTACCTGGCACCCCACGCACCGGCTGCCGGCTCGCGCATGCAGTATCGCCGCGAAGTGTTCACCCTCGGCGAGCGCCCGGTGGTGAAGGTGGAATCCCCTTCGGCGGGGGAGGTGACGGTCAACTACAGCTTTGATCCTGACGGCTTTGCCGCGCAGGTCAAGGATGGCAACGGGCGACGCACGGCCCCTGGCGAAGTGATGGTCACCGTACTGTCTCGCGAGGGCAATGGCACCGCGTCCCCTCAACTGCTCGAGGGTGTACGCCGGCACTTCGACCGCCCCGATGTACGACCGGAAACGGATCGAGTCACGGTGCAGAGTGCCCTTATCAAACCCTACAGGATTCGGGTGACCGCGAGGATCAACGCCGGCCCCGACTCGGGTCTGACGAAGATTGCCGCGCAGCAACAGTTGCAGGCCTATGCCGACAGCTGTCATCGCCTCGAAGGAAGGGTCGACCCGAGCTGGATCGACTACACGCTGCACAACGCCGGCGCTGTTCAACTGGACATCGTCGAACCGCTTTCGCCGATCGTGGCGACCGCATTCGAGGCGCCTTACTGCACGGGCGTTGAGGTAGAGGTGCTGACGCTATGAGTGACTCTCAACCTCGCCCAAGCCTGTTGCCGGCCAACAGTTCAGCGTTGGAAAGGGCTCTGGATATCGGGTTCGGCGCCTTGCTCGATCGCGTTGCGCCGCCGTTTCCCGAATTGATGAACCCGACCACCACACCCTCGGCATTTCTACCCTATCTCGCCGCAGATCGCGGTGTCAGCGAGTGGAGCACTGATGCCGCCGAAGCAGAAAAACGCCTGACCGTTGAACTCGCCTGGCCTACGGCGCGCCAGGCCGGTACACGCCTGGCACTGGAAAACGCGGC